CTAGGGGTGGGGGTACATGTGCCGCCCGATCACCCGGGGGCTATGGCATACCCCTTCCCCGCAATATCCCTTGCCACAGCTCGCTACATGCGAGATGTGGAAGGGATGGGCGACTGGTTGAAGGTAGGGGTGGAGGGGTTGGCGGTGTGGCCGTTGAGGGCGTTACAGGAGCGCAGGAGGGCGTTGAGGGAGCGGCTAGGGCAGTGGCACAGGTTTGAGTCGAACGAGTTGGCGTTGAAGGAAGCGCTTCGGGATGTGGAGCGAGAGATGGAGCAGCGGAGATGATGTTGGCGAGCGGGATGGAGGTGGGTTGGTTGACGTTGTTGGAGGACTACGAGAGGGCGAGGACACCTGGGGCGAGTGGGCAGCGCTGGGTGTGCAAGTGCCGGTGCGGGGTGAAGCATGACGTGTCGCGGGAGTCGCTGGTGAACGGTCGGGTGAGGGCGTGCCGGTGGTGCGCGAAGGCGTACCGGGCGAGTGAGGACAGGCTGCTAGGGTGAGATAGATATTCTGTCTTGCTTGTTGACTATGCTCCAGTGGCGCGTATGCTGACGCGCACTGGAGGCGAGATGTTGACATTGGCACGGGTGAGAGAGTTGCTGGCGGACCGTCGGCTGGACAAGGTGGCGGAGGGGACTGGGCTATCGCCGATGACGGTGGCGCGGGTGCGGGATGGGAAGGGGGACGTGAAGGCGACGACGCTGGAGAAGCTGTCGGCGTACCTTGAGGCTCAGGCGGTGCAGTCGTGACCCGGGAGGACTTTGAGGGGCCTGGCCACTTCTGCGGCGGGCGAGAGTGCCGCTTTGCGCGGCACACGCACGTTGGCCCGTACTGCGTCTCGACGGTGGGAGACTGGTGGCCGAAGGGCGCGAAGACGCGCGAGTATATCGGCTACAAGCGCACGCACGAGACGATGGTGTTCCGCATCGACGCAAACGGCGAGACGGACGGAAACAACATCGACTTTGCGCCGTACAACGACGACGCGGCGGCGGCCTTCGGGCACGAGCGCATGGTGCGCAAGTGGCTCGGCGTTGCGAAACGGAGGGCAGCATGAGGGGCACGCCGTTCACGGACCTGCTGGAGGAGAACGGGCTTCTGGACCGCAGCCAGGGGAACGCGCTGACGGGAGAGGAGCAGCGTCTTCTGGACGTGCTCCTCGACGCGGAGGAGCCGGAGGTGGTGGCTCCGCACAACCTGCCTGCGCTGCTTCAGCGCATCGCTGCGGCGAAGCAGACGACGGTGGAGGCCATCATGGAGCGGTTCCCCGACTCCAAAGTGGTGAAGCTGGCGCAGGACCCTGAGCCCTACCTGGCGCAGCGCCGGGCGTGGGAGCGCCGGCAAGCGGTGGCGGCGATGATGGAGCAGCACTTCCCCGATGGCCCGCTGTCTGCCCCGCTCTACACGTCCAAGGGGAAGCCATGAAGACCATCGAAGAGCTGGAAGCGCAGCTCGAAGGCGCCCGCGTCATGGTCGACAGCCTCACCCGCTCCCTGGAGCTGGCGGAGGCGGAGATCGCAGTGGTGCGCAGGGAGCGCGACCAGTGGCGCTACCTCGCCGGGACGCGCAATGCGTACAACGAGTACATCCGACGGCTCAAGGAGACGCCATGAAGACCATCGAAGAACTCGGCCGCCGCGTCTCAGAATGCGATCACTTCCGCGTTACGCCTGGAATGCTGCTGACAGATGGCACGGAGTCCGTTCGCGTCATCTACACGAACGAGGATTGGTTCACGGTCGTGAGCCTGTCCCGCCGCTCGGTGGAGATTGTGAACGAAGCGCCGGACTGCGCGAAGATGTTTCCCGACCTCTCCGACCCCGCCACGCTCGGCTGCCTTCTCGCGCTCGTGCGGGAGGCCTGGGCGCGCGATCCGGGTGTCGACCATTGGGTCAGCTACGCGGTGCCCGTCTTCGATGGCCTGGAGACTTGGCGCGTTGGATGCCTCATCGACGGGTCGAAGATGTTCGCGCTCGTCAACCGGGCCACGATAAAGCTCGTGGAAGCGCCAACCGAAGCCGCCGCCCTCGTCGTTGCACTGGAGGCTGCGCCATGACCACCGACGTGCCCGCGCTGCTCGACGAGGTGGAGCGGCTGACGCGCGAGCTGGAGCGCGCCGAGACGCACGGACTCAACACCGAAGGTCAACGCCTCCTCGCCGACGCCCTCGGCATCCGCGAGGGCAAGATGACAGCGGACGGAACGGCGAGGCGTGCGGTCGAGGAGATCGAGCGGCTGACGCGGGAGCGCGACGAAGCACGCGACAGGATCCTTGAGTACACCGATGCTCTCGTGGAGCGCGACGCAGAGATCGCGAGCCTTACCGCTGCCCTCGACGAGCGAGACGGGGAAGCCGAGCGCGTGCGCGAGCAGTACAATACGCTGGCCGACGAGCGCGACGAAGCCCGCGCCATCGCAAACGCCGCCGTGCGCGAGCTGAACGACGCGAATGCGCGGGCGGCCATGGTGGACCAACTCTTGAGCAATTCTAAAGGGTTGGAGCCGTGACCCCCGTCCGCCTCGTCCACCTCAACGTCGGCGGCCCGACGCACGTCGTCGAGCACGCCGGGAAGACGTGGCGCTTCGAGGAGCACGGCTTCTTCGGGCCGCTCGTGCTGCGCCGCGACGGTGCGCCAGTCAAGCGGCAGCCAGGAAGGCGCTCGCCATTCTGGGCGGCCTACGCGGCGTGGTGCGCACAGTGGGCAAAATAAAGCCGGGCGCGGAATGCCCACGCCCGGCCTCACCCTCAACCATTGAGAGACTGACACCATGGCAGACTCGCACCTCACCGTCCACTCCATCTCAGGCTTCCACACGCTGACGATGTACTGCCGGCACTGCGGAAGCTCGAAGGACGTGCGCATCCCCCTGCCGCTCGTGGACGTCATGGCTGCACTCTCCGACTTCTGGGGGTTGCATGCCGATTGCACGCGACGCGACGAGCCGTCCGGCCCATTCTGAAAGCACAGCACCATGGCCTACGAGCAAGACAAGCACCGCACGCAGCTAGAGCAGTCGCAGCGTGAGCGCATCTCCAGCGTCAAGAAGGCGCTGGAGAAGAAGCTCGAAGAGAAGCGCGTCAAGTTCGACACGTTCGAGGACATGATGACGCACCCCATGGGCTTCGGGTTCACGAGCGCGAGCCCGGTACAACGCGCCATCATGCGCGTTGCCGATGGACGCCGCATCAACGACCTATGGTCGCATCCCGCCGTTGTGCGCGCTCTCGGCGGCACGGAGCCGGACTTCAAAGGCAAGCCGAAGGAGATCGCCATCCTCGCAGGCATCCGCTGCGGCAAGTCGCTCATCACCGCAGGGCTCGGCGTCTGGTGGACGCAGACCTGCTCCCTCGAACACCTCGGCCCTGGTGAGGTCGCGCGCGTCTCCATCGTCTCCATCTCGAAGGACCTCGCCGAGGTCGTCTTCGGGCACATCGTCGGCCGCACCATGTCGAGCCCCGTCCTCAAGGGCCTCGTCATGGATACGCCCAAGGTCGATGAGATCGTGCTACGCCATCCATCCGGCCGGCCCGTGCAGGTCACGGTCACGGCCGGCACCCGCGCGGGTTCGTCACTCGTTGCGCGATGGTCCGCTGGGGCCATCTTCGATGAGTTCCCGCGCATGCTCGGGGAGGGCGAAGCAGTCGTCAACTGGGACGAACTGCGTCGCGCCGTCCTCATGCGCATGTGCCCAGGCTCCCAAGTGGCCAGTATCGGCAGCCCCTATGCTCCATACGGCCCGGCTTACAGCGTCGTGAAGGAGCACTTCGGCCGCCCCACGCGCAACATGGTCGTCATCAAGGCCCCGGGCTGGGACATGAACCCTACCCTCTGGACCCCGCAAGCGGTCCGCGACGCCGAGGAGCAGGACCCGCAGGCCTTCCGTACAGACGTAGCCGCCGAATTCGCGCAGCCCGAGGAGGCGTTCATCTCGCCGGACGCCATCGAGACGTCCATGCGCACGGCCCCGCTCATCGAATTACCCAAGCCCGGCGTTCAGTACAGCGCTGCCATCGACCCCGCGACCCGCGGCAACGCCTGGACCCTCATCGTGGCCTGCCAGGAGGGCGAGAAGCGCCGCGTCGTGCTCGCAAAGCAGTGGGTCGGCACGCCGGCGGCCCCTTTGAGGCCTGCCGCCGTGCTCGAAGAGGTTGCAAACATCTGCCGGGCCTACCGAGTCAGCGTGATCGACAGCGACCAGTACTACGGAGACGCCCTCCGCGACCTTGCCGCCCAGCACAAGGTCGTTCTCGTCGTCCATTCGTGGAACGAAAAGGAGAAGATGGCCAAATTCCTCGCTCTCAAGACCATGTTTGAGCAGGGAATGGTCGAACTGCCGCCGGATCAGGTCGTCCGCGCCGACCTGACCCGCGTACGGCGCATCCTGCGTGGCTCGGGAGCCGCAATCACCTTCCCGCGCACGTCCGACGGGCGTCACTGCGACTACGCGCCGTGCGCCGCCATGGCGCTCGCGCGCTACTGGCGTTCCGATGAAGACGAGCAGGACGGGTTGCGCCAAGTCTCGCAGATGGCGCAAGAAGAAGCCGCCATGTTTAAGCGCATCCTCGACAAGCAGAAGCGCGACGACGTCTGGGGCTACTCCTGGTAGGGTAAAACTTTTTTTGCTGAGCCCGTGGCGATAGAGCCGCACTGGAAAAACAATAGTCGAAGGCTTTGCGAGCGCGAATGGCCATAGGACGCGCCTACAAAAAGTCGTTGACCACCGGCAGGCATAAGTAAATCATGGCAAACGATGGAGTTTGCCTCTTCCAACGTGCCGTGGTGGAACGCTCGCATTAGCGGCAACGACCCGCACGTCTACATCACGGAGCGTGTGAAACACATCCGGGACATGCAACAGTCCCGGCGCACGAGCATCCGTCGATGCCAGCAAATGTACGGGGTGGACCTGAGCGCCTACGGAATGGCGCCGGACAATACCATCGACCGGCGCTTCTCCGTCAACCATCTCAAGAACGCCATCGACACGCTTCAGGCGAAGGTGTCGCGGCACCGCATCCTGCCCTTCGCTGTCACGAGCGGCGGCGACTACATGCAGCGGAAGCGCGCCGAGAAGCTCTCCCGCTTCATCGAGGGCGCGTTCGAGGACACGGGCTTCTTCGACAAGCTGCCGCAGGTCGTGCTCGATACGCTCGTGGCCGGCACCGGCTGCATCAAGACCGTCTCGACCTACGGGCGCCTTGCGCTCGAAGTCGTGCCGATGCTCGACCTGTACGTCGACGACGCCGAGGCGCGCTACGGTCAGCCGCGCAGCCTGCATCAGCAGTTCCTCATGGACCGCTCTGTCGTCATGGACCTCTACGGCGACGGCGACATGGACCTGCATGGCAGCCGCGCGATGCGGCAGGCTGCGATTCAGACGTGCGCGACGCCGTACGCCGAGGACGATGGCGCGTTCCTGATTCAGAGCCGCGCCGACATGATCTACGTGACGGAGTCCTGGCACCTTCCGTCCTCTCCGGGCGCGAAGGACGGGCTGCACGTCATCAGCATCGACAACGCCACGCTCTTCGTCGAGCCGTGGAAGCGTGAGACGTTCCCCTTCTCGTTCCTTCGGCGCAACACGCCGGTCGCAGGCTTCTGGGGCTCCTCGGCGGTGTTCGAGTTCGCTCCGGCCCAGGCCGAGCACAACAACCTGAGCCGCAAGATCCAGGAAGCCCATCACATCATGGGCGGCTCTCACATCCTTATCCAGGCCGGCACGCTTGGGAAGCAGGCGGAGCTGGACAACGGCATCGGCACGGTCATCGAGTACCTGCCGGGTGGTGCGCCTCCGCAGGTCTTCAACCCGGACCCGGTCAACCAGCAGACGTACGCCTACCGTTCGAGCATCCCTGGAGAGATCAACCAGGGGCTCGGGCTCTCGGACATGAGCGTGCACTCGGAGTTGCCGGCTGGCCTGCGTGCGGCCAGCGGCAAGGCGCTCCAGGTGTTCGAGGACTTCGAGAGCGAGCGCCTCCACGTTTTCCACAAGCTGAACGAGAAGTTCGCGATGGACGTGGCGCTGCGCATGATCGACGAGGCGGAGGCCATGCTCGCGGCGGACATCGACGTGTCCGTCTCGCGCCCGACGCGCCGCACGCTCGAAGAGGTGGCCTGGTCGGAGGTGCGCATGGACGCGCGCGAGTACCGCCTGCGCGTCTACCCCATCAGCAACCTCGCCAAGCAGCCCTCGGCGAAGTTCGAGCAGATCCTCTCGATGGCGCAGTACCAGCTCATCGACAAGGCGACCCTGCGCAAGCTGCTTGAGGTGCCCGACATCGACGCGGAGGAAGACCTCCAGAACGCCCCGCGCGACGCCGTGGACCAGCAGCTCTACGAGATCATCGAGAACCGCAAGTACGCGAGCCCGTCGAAGTACATCGACCCGGCGCTCTCGCTCGACCGCGCCAAGCTCTTCTACGCGAAGTGCCTCGTCGACAAGGTCAGCGAAAAGAAGCTCGGACTGCTTGAGCAGTTCATGGATGAGTGTGCAGCACTGATTGCCGAGATGACGCAGCCGCAGGTGGCCGCGCCGCCTCCAGGTCAATCCCCCGGGGAGCAGCCCGGCGGAATGGCTCAAGGTGCGCCCGAGATGGCCGGTGGAGGGGCTGCTCCTCCTCCTCCTGCCACTACCGAGGTGCCACAATGAGCGATTTTGCCGGAACTGATACGGGTGCGTCTGTCTCCGATGCGGAGCTTGTCTCCATGGCTGCCGAGATCATGGGCGGCGGGAGCAAGACGGCGGCGCCTGAGCGCCCCACCAAGGCCGTCGCGGAGGCCCTCGCGGCCGATGCCGCGGGCGACGAGGAGGAGACGCAGGAAGAGGCTCCTGAGCGGCCTGCCAAGGCTGCGAAGCTGGCCCCCGAGGGCGAGCCCGACGTCGACCCCGCGGCGATCATCCGTGCGCGCATGGAGAAGGCCCGCGCCGCAAAGGCTGCGAAGGCGGAGAGCCGCCGGCAGGCGGAGATGAGCGCTCGGCTTCGCGAGTACGAGGAGATGCAGCGTCGCACCGTCGACGAGCGTCCGTCGTTCGACGTGGACGGCTTCAAGAGCAAGCTGAAGTCGTCTCCGCTGGCGGCTCTTCAAGAGCTGGGGATCAACCTCGACGAGTTCACGCAGGCGGCCCTCGAAGAGGGCACTCCGCAGTCGAAGATGATGGCGGAGATGCGCGCCATGAAGGAGCAGCTCGACGCACTGCACAAGCAGCGGCAAGAGCTGGAAGAGCGCGAGAAGAAGACGGCGGAGGCGCGAGAGCGCCAGCGCCAGGAGCAGGAGTTCTGCGCGATGATCACGCAGGACGAGTACCCGTCGCTCTACGAGTGGTTCGAGGACGACCCGCCCGCGCTCGTGCGCGAGGCGTACCGCACGGTCGAGGAGTTCCTCGGCAAGGGCGGCGACCCGGAGGACATCTCCGACGACGACGTCGCCTGGTTCTTGGAGCAGAAGTACGCCAAGAAACTCGGCAAGTTCAAGGGGAAGGCTGCCGCGCGTCTCGGGACGCAGCCCGCGCCTTCCACCAGCAAGCCCCGTACTCCGTCTCAGGCCAAGGCCAGCGAGACGGGGAAGCTGGGCGGGAAAGACTTCGCAAGCATGTCCAGCGAGGAGCAGTTGGCCATGCTGATCGAAGTCGCTCGAACCGAAATGTCCAAGAACGCAAACTAACCAAGGGACAGGACAATGCCCATTTCTGACAACGTCTCCGCAGTCAACGCCGTACTCAAGTTCCTCTACAAGGCCGGCGTCCCCCACGCGACCTACAACAAGCAGGCGCTCCTCAACAAGCTCAAGGTCAACGCCGACTTCACCGGCGAGAAGAAAGTCCTCGCGATCCAGATCGCGAACCCGCAGGGCTTCGGCTCGTCGTTCGACCGCGCGTACGCGAACGCCTCCTCGGCCGAGTCGTACAAGCGCTGGCAGCTCTTCCGCGTGCAGCACTACGGCTTCGCCCGTGTCGACGGCGAAGTCATGCGTACCGCGGTCGACCCGGGCGCGCTCGTCAACGTCTGGAAGAACCGTACGCAGAGCGTTGTCCAGGGCATGCACAACTCGGTCGGTCGCCTCATCTACGGCGCCGGCACGGGCCGCATCGGCACCGTTGGCGTGACCATCACGGCTGCGTCTGCGCCGACGTCCATCACGCTCGGCACGGCGGCGGACATCGCCAACTTTGAAGTCGGCATGTACGTCCAAATCTACGACACTTACGGCGGCGGCGGCGGCGCTGTCCCGCAGGGCGCTGGCGACAGTTTCTCGGCGTTCCACGTCAACCTCACGGACGGGACCAAGGGCACCGAGGCGGCGTTCACCGCGGCCCCGTCGACCTACACCCGTAAGGTGACGGCAGTTCAGCGTGACCTTGGCGGCACCGTTACCATCACGCTTGACGCGGCTATCGCGACGGGCGCTGGCCAGGATATCAAGGCGGGCGCAATCATCGTCCGTGACGGCGACGGCATTGTCGTTGACGGCGCGGCCACGAGCTATGACACGAACGCCAAGGCTCCCTCGGGCATCGAGCAGTGGATCGCCGGGTCGAATCTTGGCACCGCGCCGGCTGGCAATACGCTCTTTGGGCTCGACCGTTCGAGCGACAAGCTCCGCCTCAGCGGCCAGGTCCTTAACGGCGCCGGTCTCAACATGGTTGAGGCCCTCCAGACCCTCGAAGCGAACATCCTCTTCCAGGGCATCGGCTACCCGGACGCGATTGTCGTCAACCCGGTCGACTTCGGCAACCTCAAGAAGTCGGCGCTCTCGGATGTGCTTCGCCTGCCGGCGCAAGACCCGAAGCAGAACCTCAACTTCCAGGACCTCATCTTCATGGGCCAGAACGGTCCCATCCCGTTCGTCCAGGACCCGTTCTGCCCGCGCAACAAGGCGTACATGCTCAAGATGGACACCTGGGGCATCCACTGCGCGCCGGGCGGCATGTTCCAGCTCGTCGACTGGGACGGCGTGAACTACCTCCGTCTCACCAACGCGGACACCTACGAGGCCCGCTTCGCGTCGTACTACCAGATCGGTTGCGACAACCCCGGCCCGAACGGCTACATCTACGGCTGGGGCACCTGATAAGGGCCTCTGAGGAGAAAGCCACATGAACGGCACTCGTTACAGGTCCCAGTTGCGGACCAACGTTCCGGGAGACACCCGCGTCAGTGGGCGTTTCACCGAGCCAGGGGGCGCAGGCGCCCAGACCATGACGCTTGTCGAAGGAGCCCAATACTACGCCAAGCGTACGGCCGACGCCGGCACGTATCAGGTGTTTTTTGGCTCGTCGTCGACGAACCCAGATTCCTTCAAAGGGCTTGTTTCGTTCACGGCGACGCCAATCATCTTGGACCCGGCAACGGACACGAAGGTTCGTTTTGTGCAGATCAAGTCGATCGATACAAACTCGAACGGCACCGTCGCCAGCGTGACGTTTGTGACGCTGAACAAGACGTTCGCCCCGACGACGCTCACGACCGGAGACGGCATCGCTTTTGAAGCGGTCGTCCGCGGCACGGAGATCAAGGTCTGATGAAGCCGGGGAAAGGAAAGGCCCTCATCGCCATCCTCGGCGCTGGGAAGCCCTCCGACGAGGACGAGGAGGAGGCTCCGCCCTCCTCCCGTCCTGGTGCCCGGCCGTCTCGCGAGCAGGTCAAGCTCGCTGAGAAGATGCAGATGGCCGACGAGAACGAGGATGCAGAGGCGCTCGCGCACTGCCTCAAGGCGTTCGTCTACAACTGCATCGACGAGTACGAGTCCATGGAGCACGAGGACGAAGAGTCCCCGGACTCCGAGAAGTACTGATAGGAGTTCACCATGTCCCGCTCTCGAACTCTGCCCGAATTGCGAGCTGAAGTCCGCCAGCGCGCGGACATGGTGAACTCTGCCTTCGTGACGGACGCCGAAGTCGACCGGTGCATCAACCAGTCGTGGGCACGCATGTACGACATGCTGCTCGCGGCCGGCGAGGATTACTACCTCCAGTACGTCGACGTGAGCACGCCCGTAGGCGGCTTCTACGATCTCCCGAACTACACGTCGTCCGTCGGCACCGCCGCGACGGACGTGTACCAGATCCGGGGTGTGGACGCGAACTACTCGGGCAACATCACGGTCAACGTCCCCAGGTTCAACTGGGAAGAGCGCAACCTCTACCTGGCCGCCCCGGCTCTCACGCCGTACTACCCCATCGTCGCCTATCGGTTCATGCAGAACCCGACGACCGGGAAGGACGCCATCCAGGTCATCCCGGCCGTCTCGACGGGCGTGACGAACCTGCGTGTCTGGTACTACCCGAACCCGAAGGTCCTCACCGGAGTCGAGACGCTCGACGGGCGCTCTGGATGGGAGGAGTGGGTCGTGGTCGACGCGGCCATCAAGCTCCTCACGAAGGAGGAGAGCGACACCTCGCAGCTTGAGCGCGAGGCTGGTCGCATTTGGCAGCAGATTGCCCTCGTCGCTCAGAACCGCGACAGCGGGCAGTCGAAGCGCATCACCGACGTCAGCTACAACACCGGCATGTGGCCGTACACCAGCGTCCGATACCGCCGCTGGTAGCAGGAGGGCGCCAGGATGGCCATTACGAAGCCGCAGCAGTTCAACCCTGCTCCGACCGGCAACCAGGACGTTGACCGCGTCCAGCAGGCTCTCAACGCGACCACGGAGGCCGTTCGCAACGGCCCTCCGCCGCGACAGCTCGTGACGTCGCTGAGCAAGAACGCACCTGGCCAAGGGGTCACGTTCAAGCCCGGGCAGACGGTGGACATCCCGCACACGCTCGGGAAGACCCCAACGGGCTTCAACATCGCGAAGGTCGTGACGAACACGCCGAACGCGGGCTCTGCGCCCTACGCCTCGCCGAACTTGCAGGTCGTGCCGGTTCCTGGTCCGCTGGGGCAGAAGATCATGCGGCTCCGCTACATCGCGCCGAAGGACGATGCGGGCAAAGACGTGGACGCGCCGGTGCGTCTTCACCTGGAGATTTTCTGATGCCGACTCAAGACTCGATCATCTCCATCCCGTTCGTGGCCGGGCTCAACCAGCAGCTCGACCCGGACCAGCTTCAGCCGCCGGAGCTGATCAAGGCGGAGAACGTGGTCGTTCGCCGCGGCGGGCGGCTGGAGAAGCGCGGCGGCATGCAGCTCGTCACGCCAAGTGCGGTCTTCGATAGTTCCGGCGCTGGGCTCGACCCAAACATCGAGGCCCTCGGAGCAAACGATGGCAAGGACGGCACGACGGCCATCCTTGCAGCAGGGTCGAAGCTCTACGAGTATGTCGGCCTCGACGCGACCCATGGCTGGCGTCAAGTCAACCAGCTCCCTTCGTGCCTTGGCACGCTCCACTCCGTCGACGCGACCGGCGGCGACATTATTGAGGTGGAGTCCATGCTCAACGACGCCGGCACCTTGCGGTGTACGGCGTGGGTCCTTGGCGTGCGCAACGGCCAAGACATGACCAACGATACGGCCATCTCGTCGCAGCCGGCGACAACGTACGGCCTTTACGTTGCAGTCCAGCGCGTGTCTGACGGCTCGTTCGTGACTCGGCCCACCCGCGTCCAGACGCCATCGGGAGTGGACACGACGCAAGTCGTCGACTTGCGCATGGCGCTGGTTACTAATGCGGCATCAACGACTCGCAACTGGATCATCGCGTTCAGGCTTGGGTACGCCGAAATCGCAGCACTTGTCGTTAAGTCGATCGATGGGACCGTTCTGACAACCAAGTCGCTGCTTGGGTACACTGACCGCCCATACCACCGCTCGTTCGACATTACCGGCGTGCCCGGGGAGAACCGCGTCTTGTTCGCGTACTGCGACCAGGACACCCTGCTTGGGAACGCCGACGTGAACCTGCGGCTTCTCTCATACGACGACACGACAGGCGTATTCACCACGATTGCCACGAGCGCTGGCGCCCTTGCCGCCAACGGAGTCGGTGGCGCAGCTGGGGTATATAACTGGCTGAGCTTTGCCGTCCGTGGGGTCGTGCTTGAAACCGAGCCCGCGACTGCGACAATCAGCATGGCGGTTCGCGTCGTCTTTGAGTCGTCTGGTGCCCCAGGCGTACTCGACGGCAAGCTCGTGGCCGTCCGCATGCTGGTGACAGCCGGAGCTGTTGTCTACCTTGCCTGGGCGTGGGCGCACCGCATTGGATTCCAGACGTCTGACGACTTCGTGACTCGATTCGGACCAAAAGTCGTTCGAGCTAGAAGCGGGAGTATTGGCGACTACTTGTCCAGCGGCATCAAAAATCCGTCTCTCACCAACTCTCCGACGTCATCAATTGTCATTACCGGCAAGTTCTACGACACGACAACACAGACATACCTTTCCACTCCTGGCATCGGGTACATGGATGGGTATGGGTGGATTACCGGGCTCTCTCTCTACAATGGCCCGAATGACAGTGTGGTTGCGACTGGCGCCGTAACGCGCAATTACTTTGGAACCACGCTGCCCACTATTCAAAATGCGTTCCCTCGCCACGCCCATTCGTACCCGGCCGACACCAAGTCAGCCGTGATCATGCAGCCGACACCTGTCGCCGCTCCGCTTGTCCAAGGTCAAGTTCAAATCAACAAACAGCAGGTGACGAGGCTTGTCCCAAAAGCCGGCGCGACGATCGCGGCTGTCGCCTTGCGAAACAACCTCGTTTATTGCGACCTGCGAAGAGCCGGCGTCGTATGGGCAAAAGCCATCATCATCTTTGGGCCAAACGGCGAGTATTCGAGCGTCGCCATCTATGATGGAAACCCGGGCAACCCGGCGGCCGTCGCCCCGAGCAGCTATCATGTCGACGACATCTCTGTCACGGCTCCTCCGGCTTTGGTTGGCGTGTACGCTGTTGCGGCCGCTGACTTGGAAATGTACGATGACCTGAACTCGAACTTGACGTATGCGGCGGGGCAATTTGCCTTGGACAAGGCCGGCGACAAAACTGTTGTCCCACAATCGCAATTCGACTCCGTCGTCGGGCCAGAGGAATGTGTCCACCGCTGGGACGTCCGCAGCGCAGGGTCTTATACGTTCGTTGCGCTTTCAAGCGTATCGGCAGGGACAATTCAGACGCCGTCTGGCCAAACCCCGTATGGGTACGCAAGCCCGTTTGCGCAAAACAACTTCTTTGAAGTGTACGCGTGGGACAACTCCAATGCCGCGACGCTTGCAGGCTATGCGATGGCTGTCTCTAACACGCTCGCGTGCGCGCTTGGCGGCCCATGGAGGCTCGTTTCCAGCATGGCGACGATGCCAAATGGAAACATTGGCTGCGTCGTGTCACCTGGCGGCGACCCGATGCAGCGGAGCGCATACCTCGTCTCGTTCAGCCCAGCCGGCCCGACGTTTGGGTCAATTGACCTTGGTAAGCCAAACTCCGGTGGTGTGACAACCCCTCGCACTGCGGAAGACGTAAAGTATTCCGACAACAGGGGCCTGTTCGTCGAATCTCTCAACATGCCTCGCACGATGGCTGTGGCGCTTAACGTCCCGCGACTCGTTTACAACAGCACGTCGGCAGTGATGAACGTAGGGGCGATCCGCGACGGCAGCAATTCTGGCAGCAACGAGGTATTCTCCATTGAATACGACTTCACGCCGGTCAACTGGCGTTCGCTGCGCAAGTGGGGCGATTACACGGTCGCCAATGGGGGGCTTGTCTCCGCGTATGACGGGGGGTCCTGCAACGAAATCAGCATGCTTGTCTGGCCGCAGTCGGACCTGACGTCGCTCGCTTACCCGAGGGCGCCGTTTATTGGGTCTGGAAACAACGCGATCTTGCGGACGCAGTATTTCAACTTTAGAATGTACGATACCGCTCTCACGTTGGCGGGCTATGATTTCGCGCCGTTTCTGAGGGACGTGCCCAGGCCATATTTTGTGTACGAAGCCGGGATGGCGCCGGACTCAACAGACCCGGGTGAGTCATGGGGATACTGGTCGACGTCGTGGGGCGGGCGTCCAGAGCAATCATATGAAACGATTATGGCAGGCGCCCCGCGGGAGTCAGTGACGCCAAGAACGTCGACAAAAGACACGTATTGGGCCAGTGGCGTTGACGGCGTAACGAACTATCACTTTTACGGTCGTTACCAGTCTGGCTATTCCACGGGGAAACAATGGCCCAGTGGCAGCACCAAGCCGGCGAACGAACCTGACGCGGCATATCTTGTCGTCTGGGCTCCTCGGTCGGCGGATGGCGTTACAAAAATTGACGACGACACAAACAACTACTCGCCGACTGTTGCGAATGGAGACTTTTTGGCGGCGTGGACGTACGAGTGCGTCGATGGGACGGGAAGGGTCGTACGAAGCGCGCCGAGTGCCGCCGTTAAATTTACCATTGTGTCCGTTGTGTCCGGGACGGATGCGAACACGGCGAGCCCGTCCATCCGTTTTGCGGAATACCGGCACGGGTTCTTCGCGCCTCGTCTTGAGCTGACAAACCGGAAAAGGACTGCGGCATCGGATCCCCGGCGCGTCGTTCTCCAACCGTACTTCACGGCTGAGCCATTCTCTTCAGTCCTCTACAAGGTCCCGTTCACGAACTTTCGCGCGGGGTATCAAAACGACTTCGTCATCCCCAGGAATGCGACGCGCGGAGTCGTGCCGTACAGCGGTGCCCCGCGCACGACGGGCGACCCGTACGGGTTCGCGACGTCCACGCTGTCGTGCTTCGACGGCCCGACCGGGGAGTACAGCGGCCTCCTCTCACAGCCGTTCCTCTACACGACCGGGAACGTGCTCGACAACGTGCCGCCGCCTTCGGCTAAGGTGATGTGCGTGCATCAAAACCGCCTTATCCTCGGCGGTGCCGATGACGCGACTATCGTTTGGATGTCGAAGGAGTTGTCGCCGTCTGAGGCTCCTGGCTTCAACGATGCACTGACGTTGACCATCGAGGAAGCAGGCGCAGTGACCGGCCTCGCGTCGCTGAACGGCAACCTCATCGTGTTCAAGCGCAGCGCCATCTTCGTCGTCCCGGGCGTCCTCCCGGACGCGACGGGCTACGCGCCGTCGATGGGGCAACCGATCAAGCTACCGGCGGGCGTCGGGAGCATCGACCATCGCTCCGTCGTTGAGACGCCGGTGGGCGTGTTCTTTCAGTCCGAGCGCGGACTCGAAGTCCTCTACCAAAACCTCCAAGTTGAGCAGGTCGGGCAGAAGGTGAAAGAGGTGCTTGCGGCGTACCCGAACATCGTCTCTGCGGTACACATTCCTGACAACCAGGAGGTGCGCTTCATCGCAAGTGCAGCGGCGGGGGGCTCGATCGGGATTTGTTACAGCTACCAGTTCAACGTCTGGTCGACGCACACGTACGGAACTGCCATTGGGGACCGCAAATATCAGATGGCGCTTGTCGACGGAAAGCCGTGGCTCGCATGCGAGTTGTTGACTTACGGTGCGTGCGTATACAAAGAGTCGAGTACGAGCGCGATCGACGTTGCGCCGGACCCGTGGGGCGTGTTGCCATTTGTGCCCTACTACGTAACGATGACGGTGGAGACGGCTCCCATCGACGTGAACCAGGTACAGGGCTACCAGCGCATCAAGCGCGCGCGCATCTTGGCCACAAACAACGTGATTCTGAACCAGGTGCCGGACCTGACTCCAACAGTGCAGATGCAGCTTGCGACTGACTACGCCGCTAGCGGAGCCCAGACGGCGTCGTGGACGCCGACGCAGGTCAACTCGGTTATCTCGACGCAGGGGCGAGCGCAGCTCGAAGTCCACGTCGCCGAGCAGAAAGGCCAGAAGCTATCGGTGCGCTACGTGGAGGGGCTGCCGACTGATGCGTTCACCGTGAGCAGCAAAGGCTGGGGCCTGGCGCTATCGAACATCGCCCTCGTTGTCGGCTTGAAGCGCGGTCTTGACAAGCGTATCCTCCCCGAAGCGAAGCATTAGGAGCGGTCATGCCATTCGATCCAGCAACATTCGGAGTCGTGGCTGGGACCTCGGTCCTTGCCCCGATCATCTCCAAGGGAATCGGTTCGCTCTTCGGGCTCGACGAGCCAAGCGCGCAAGAGCGCGAGGCGGCGCGGATGCAGCAGGAGGCGCTGGCCAGCCTACGCAAGACGGCAGAGGGGCAAACCGCGTCCCCCGCTCAACTCGAAGCACTTTACCAGCGCAACCGCACCATCCAGGCGCTTGCCGGCATGGCGCAGCAGGGCACGGCCCAGCAGCGCGCGGGGAACGTGCGTGCTGCGATGCACGCAGCGCCGGAGGTTATGGCTCAGCAGGGGGCGATTGCCGCGAAAGCTCGGGCGGACGAGATGGCTCGTGCTCGTGAGGCCCTGGTGGGTATGACCGCGAGCGTCGCTCAGCAGCAGGCAGCGGCAGGGCGCGCCGGGCGCGAGTACACGCAGCGGCTCATCGGCGCAGGCATTCAAGGCATCGGAGCGGGCGCAGCGGCCGGGCTGGAGGCCGGGAAGGCTGGTGCGGCTGCCCCCGCGGCGGCGTCAACCGCTCAGACGGCCACGACGAGCCAGCCTCTTACGGCTGCGCCTGGAGAGACGGCGCCCGCGGGGCCGATGCGGCAGGTCGACACGAGTAGCTTGATGAGTCCCGCGCCGACCAGCATGGCCGTGCAGCAGCAGGCCAGCATGGCGGCGTCACCGATGCAGCTCGGCGTGACGACCGGCACTCAGCCGACCGTCGCTCCGAACCTCGGACTTGCCCCGCCGTCCGGAGTGTACGGCGGGAGCATTACGCGCCGATTGATGGACGGAGAAGGCATGCATCTTACTCAGCCCTCGCTTCAACTTGGCCGATACGGCGGGAGGCGCTGAGATGGCACCTCCAGTCCAGCAGCAGTCGGGGTTGCAGCAACTCGGCGAGGCTTTCACCGACAACCCGGTTGTCAACATTGTGAAAAAGGGAGCCAAGGCCGTCGGGCAGACGATTGCCAAAGCAGCGCCAGCAGGGGGAGTTTCTGCTCCGCCGGTTGCGGCGGGTGCATGGCGTGAAGGCGGTGGCGGTGACGGTGATGCCGCGGGCGGCGCGGACCTTGGGATGGAGGAGCCGCGGAACTCGTACTTCCAGCGCGAGCTTAACGCGCCGCAGCGCACGCCGGCTGAGATTGCGGCGATGGCCGAGGGCATGTTTGGGGCTCCCCAGCTCGCCTCTGGCGGCGGCTACACCGCCGAGCGGGCGGGCGTGGCGAAGGGCTTTGGCGAGGCCGAGCAGATGCACCAGGAGGCGGCTAACCGCGTCCTGGAGGCGCAGGCAAAGTTCCGCCAAGAGGCGGCTCCACTTGCCGCGCAGCAAGCCGAGCGGCTCAAGCTCGCCGAGGAGGCGGAGCGCGGTCGCGTCGGGCGCATGAAGACGCTCGGCGAGCAGCAGGACACGCTCTCGCGCGAGATGGCCGGCAAGGTCGAGGGCTTCAAGGTCGACCCGAGCCGACTCTTCGGCCAGGGCGGCGAGCGCGCCATGACGCAGTTCACGCTGAGCATCGCCAACGTCCTGAGCAACGTCGGCGAGGCGATGCAGGGCAAGGGAGCCACGAACGCCGTCATGGGCCTCGTGCGCGACCGTATCGCGCAGGACATCGCTCTCCAGGAGAACGACTACCGTCGGATGCTCCAGGGCTACGAGGTGCGCCGCAACGGGCTCATGGACGCGGTGCAGATGGTCGGCAACGAGCGCGCGGGGGCGGAGGCGCTGGCGAAGCAGCAGGCGCTTGTTTACGCGAACCAACTCGACCAGCTTGCGGACCGCGTTGGGCTCACCGACGCAAAGCTGGCGTACACGTTCAAGGACGCCGCTGCGAAGATGAAGATGCAGGTCGCGGCTCACGAGCAGCAGGCCAAGCAGTTCGACGTCAACCAGGTCAACGAGGCGCGACGAGTGGGGGCGACGATCGCGGCCGAGACGTCGAGGGCGAACGCTCAGATGATCAACACTCAGAACACGGCTCGCGCGCAGTGGATGGCCTCGGTGAATCAGCTCACCGACAAGGACACCGAGCGCGCGCAGAGGATGATCGACCAGGCGTCGAAGGATCAGAAGCTCCCGCAGTTGCACGGCATCCTCCAGAACCTCAAGCGGGTCTACGCGATCCCGGGCGCCGCCGACGAGCTTGGCGGCTTCAAGCAGTCGTACATGGAGAGCGTCGGCAAAGAGGGCGACGCAAGCGCGTTCGCCCGGTGGAAGGCGGAGAAGGTTTCCGGCTCGATGACTCCGGCGCAGCGCAACTTCCTCGACCTTGTGACGCAGTTCCGCGCTCTCAAGTCGACGAGCCAGGGCGGCAAGGCCATCACGGGCATCGAGGACTTCCTCTTCAACCCGTTCCGCGGCGTTCAGCCGCAGGACATGCCCGCCAAGTTCCAGCGGCTTGAACGCGAGATCGAGTTTGACCGAGACACGATCCTCAAGCAAGCCGGGTTCCCTGCCGGTTCGCCGGCCTCGCGCTACCTCGCGGGCCGCCTGAACGAGATGATTCCCGTCGTGGCGCAAGAGGCCACTTCGTTCACCCCGCAACCGAGCGCTATCTCCGGGGAGAAGTAAGGCACCATGGGCACTCCACTCTTCGACAAGAACGCGAACCAGGTCGTCGACATGGACCCGGCGCAGGTCCCTGCTGCGCTGAAGTCCGGGCAGTTCACGTTCGTCAAAGGGCGGAACGTGCCCATCATCCAGGACGGCACGCCGATCTGGGTGAAGCCCGAGGATGCAGCGAAGAAGCGCTCGCAGCTTCTCTACACGTCCGACGAGGAAGTGGAGCGCTCGCAGGCGGAGCAGAAGACGGCGGGCCTTGGTGGCGCGGCGAAGGCGCTGGCATACGGCGGCTTCAAGTCGGCGACGCTTGGCCTTGGCCCGCTCGTGGCCGGGGCGGTGAGCCCCGAGGCCAGGGAGACGTTCCGCGAGCTTGAACTTGGACGCCCCGGGCTGACGACGCTCGGCGAGCTTGGCGGCCTTGCGTTCGACCCCTTCGCGGCGGCGGCGAAGCTTGGTCAGCGCGGCGCGGCCAAGGGCGCTGCGGCGGCAGCGGAGAGGGCGGCGGCGCAGCGAGCGTCCGTTTCTCCGGCCTTGAAGCTCGGCGAGGCGGCGACCGAGGCGGCAGCGGTGCCCCCGGCGCAAACGGCGAGGAGTGCAGCAGAGCAGACGGCGGGGTTGGGTGCGCAGAGAGCGGCCATTGGTCCGCAGGTTACGCCCAGCCTTGGAGGCGCGCAAGCGCTTGCTCCGACGGCGGAAGAGGCGGCTCAGCTTGCGGCCGAGGCCGAGGCTCGCCGGCTTGCGCTTGGGCGCAGCGCCGTAGCGCGCGGGCGAGCGATCGCCGAAGAAGAGACGCCGAGCTTTGGACCGCTGATGGAGCGGATGCCGCCGGAGCCTGGATTCCGACTCGGCACCGACCCGTATCAGACGCCGGAACTGGCGATGCGGGGCCGGCAGGCGGAGGAATTGACGCGCAGAGCCGCAGCGGCTCGTGGAGCAGAAACGCGCATGGCGGAAGAAGCGGCCGGCATGGAGCGAGGGCTCCAGCCTGGGCAAGTCGGACCCGTCGAGGACTTTGCTCAGATGCCTGGCTCCGCGATGGAGCGAGACTACCTGCAATCGGAGCTTTCGCGCATTGACGACGCCCTTGAAGCGAATGCTGCGGCAGCGCGCCGAGCGCGCTCGTCGGCGAGCCGCGATCGGATCGGTGCGGAGCGCGAGCAACTCTTGGCCGAGCGCGAGCGGCTTGACGTTGCCAACATGCGGACCGGGATGCGCGCGGAGGAAGACCTCGCGACCCAAGCCGAACGAGCATACGAAGCCACTCAGATGCAGGCGGCGGCCCCGGGCCGCGCCGCCGAGGCGCAACGTGCCGGTAGGATGGCCGCAGACATAGAGGCCGCAAATACCCTTCCCCCAACGCTGCGCACGGCGGGCACGGACTTCGGCGGCGTGTCGCCGGCGTCCCCGTTTGGAGAGCGGATTGCCGGCCTGCCTCTCGGCCGCGCAGCGGAAGGCGTCGGTGCTCTTGAGACGCCCGGACTCGTGTCGGCGGCTGGAGCGCGCACGATGGCGCCGATGGGGAAGCTGGCTGAGACGACGATCCCGGAAGCAGGCTTCAAGCTCGGCAAAGCTGGCAGAGCTGCGCTGGAGCAAGGCATCTACGGCGCCGCATCGCAGGCGCAGCGTCAGCAGCTTGGCCTGGAGGAAGGCGGGGCGAAGGAGATCGCCGAGGCCGGGCTCCTCGGGGCCGGCATCGGCGCCGGACTGACCCTCGGTGGGCAGAAGCTCGCCAAGGGGGCGAAGGCGCTCACCGAGGTCGCCTCGCAGTCGGCGGGGCCAGACTTGGGCTCGAAGATCGGGCAGGCGGCTGCTCGCGCGGAGGAGTCGTATCTCCTGCGCATGTTTGGCCTCGACAAGAAGACCATCAAGGAGCTGAACGTTCGCATGGTCGACGCCGGCGCTGGCAAGCGCGGCACGAGCGAGTTTGCGGACTTCGCTCGCAACGGCATCGCCAACCTTGAGGCTCTCAAGGCGGAGTTCCCGGAGAACCAGTTCCTCCAGAGCATCGACTTCTCGCGCGGCCCGTTGCGCTTCGGCAAGCTGAACCCGGAGCAGCGCACGGCCTTTGCCGAGGCGCTGATGAACAGCACCGGCAAAAGCATCGAGGACGTCTACTCGCAGGCGGCGGGGCAGACGGTCAACTCGGCGAACCTGGCGGACGCGATCATGCGCGTGCGCTCGTCGCTCCAGAGCAAGGGCCTCGGCGACCTGCCGATGGAGACGATCCGCGGCGAGCTGAAGGCCTTCGAGGACTCGCTGCGCCGCGGCGAGCAGTACACCGTCGGAAGCCTGCGTGAGTACGAGAAGAACCTGAGTGCTCGGTTCCGAGAGGCTCGCGGGAAAGAGCCGTTCACTGAGGCGCAGAAGCTCTTCCGCGACGAGGTGAAGAAGGCATACCTCGACGCGGCGAAGGAAGTTATCCCCGACATCGAGGCTCGACTCGCGGTCCCGAACCGCGAGTACTCGATCGCCGAGCGCATGTTCAAGGGCGCCCAGGACGTCGAGGCACGGCTCGCCGGCACGTCTCCGGTGGGCCGCGACTCGCTCGCGCAGTTCGCCCTCGGCGTCGTGGCCGTCCTGAACCCCGTCGGCGCCGTTTCGTTCCTCGTCGCCACGACGGCGCTGCGCGGCATCTACAACCAGCGGGGCGAGGGCATCCTGGCCGACCTGGCAGGCAAGCTCGCGGGCAAGGGCATCAGCGTCGTCAAGGCGCCTCAGCAGGCGGCCCAGGAGGCCGTCAGCAGCGTCATCAACGCCCGGAGGCCCCTGCTCATGGGTTACAACGCCGAGCGCCTTGTAGAGGCATCTCCGGCCGACTACACGGAGCTGGCGAAGTCGGTGCGGGAGCTTCAGGCTACGCGCGGCGAGATGCAGGGCCGGCTGGAGCAGGCGGTATCGCGCCTGCCTCCGGCAGAGCAGCAAAAGGCGCTGGCGGACTTTGACCAGGTGGTGAACACGCTGGAGTCGAACCTGCCGAAGGGCCTCTCGACGGAGAAGGCGCTGTCCGAGCAGGAGAAGCGCTACATGGTCTTTGCGCGCTCGGTGCTCGACCAGGTCTACGGGACGCAGGTCGTCTCGAACGGCGGTCAGTACGCCGAGGAGGCGGCCCGCGCCTTCCAGTCGGTGCCGGGCGGCAAGGAGTACCTCGACAAGTTTGCCGAGGACCTGCGCACGCGCATCAACGAGAACGAGAAGCTGCGCGGCAACGAGCAGCTCATGCAGGTCTACCGCAACGTGAAGCGCGCCTCGGGGGTGAAGGGCCTCTCGGGCGGGCGCAAGGGCGCCATCATGTTCTCCAGCAGCGCCATGTTTGGCCAGGGCGGCGGAGAAGGCGGGGGCGGCGGCCTTGGGGCCGCGCCGAAGGTCGGAGCGTCTGCGCGGCAGCAGGCCGGGCAATCGCTGGCCGGAGTCTTCAAGACGCAGTGAGCTTAGAGTGAACACCTGAGATGAGGAGACGACGATGCGTGTAGGATCTGGACTTTCAAACGGCGTGCGGCAGTACGCGGTGTCTGTCGACAACAATGCCTGGTATCAACTCGAATCGCAGACGGGCGGGCTTGTGGCGGACACCGGCCTCGCGGCAGCGATGCCGGTCATGCGCTGGCGTGGGCAGGCTGGCACTGGCACCGACGCGGGCACCGTGCGTAGCAACACGTACGACTACGCCCAGGGCTACCTGATTCAGAACACGAGCGCGACGCAGACGCTCTACCTGACGACGACGTATGATCAAGTCGCGAACGGCACGCCGACGAACCGACTCGTGGCGAACGCCATCGCCATCGCTCCAGGCGGCAGCCTGAAGCTCGATGCGACGGATGGTTCCAAGATCTACCTTCGGGCGAGTGGCGCCCTTGTCGCTGCCGTGCTGGCGGTCTGAGGAGGCACCATGAGCGCACCAGACATTCTCTACCCTCCTCCGGTCGGCGGCGGCACCCCTGTCGGCGGCTCTGGCACCGGTGGCACCATCCCCCGATGGAGCGGCGCTGGCGCATCGAGCACGCTGACGGATTCGGAGCTTATCCAGAGCGCAACTGGCATCTATACCACGACGCGGAACATCGGCATCGGCGTCGACCCTGGCACCGTCAAGCTGCGTATCACTGGTGGTGCGGCAAACGATTGGATAATTCGCGGAAACGCATCTGGCACCATTGGACAAAGCTACGGCGCTCTTCTCGACGCTGGAACGAACGCAAGCGATACGGCATTTCAACTTCGGTCGGCAAGCGGAGCGTCCACGCACCTCTACGTGCGCGGCGACGGCTACGTCGGCATCGGCACGGCGAGCCCGCTTGCTCTCGTGCATGCAAACGGCAGCTCTTCTGGTGCGGTGCAAGCATTCATCCGCAACACGAACGGTGGTACGAATAGCAGTGCCGAACTTGCATTTGGCGTGTGGTCCGGCGCCATCCCGACCGGAAGCGGCAACCCTGGTCCGAGCGCAAAACTCGTTGCGCTAAACGAAAACGCCGCGAACGCATCAACGTCGCTCACATTCTGGACATATAATGGAAGCGGCACTCCAGCCAGCGCCGAACGCGCCCGCATCGACAGCACCGGCAACGTGCTCCTAAATACTCAAACAGCAGCCGGCGGATATAGCCCGCTCGTCATCAACGGTCTTTCTGGATCTCCAAAGAACGGAAACGCTGGCATTCAGCTCAATTATAATGGCGGCGCCTATGGCGGCGGTGCCATCACTACCGTCAACGCTGCCGGTGGCGGTCTTGCATTCTACACTTATACTGGTAACATCGGGGGCGAGTCGTACACCGAGCGCGCCCGCATCGACAGCAGCGGCAACCTCATCCTCAACAGCGCCACCACCAACGCGACGATCCAGGCGACGGGCACGGGGCAGGGCCTCAAGCTCAACTCGACGCCGAGCGCAACGGGCGCGGGTACGGAACAAATCCTGGACTGCTACGCGGAGGGGACGTGGTCGCCGACACCGGCAAACTTTGGCGGGACTACGCCGACGATCACCAGCGCGCGTTATACGCGAGTCGGGCGCGTTGTAACGTTGCAGGTGTTGATCCAGGCGACCGGTGCAAACCCGTTTAGCTCGACTGCCGGAAATACTTACTTACCTCTTCCGAGCGGCATGACTCCCGCGATTTCGGCGCCTGGATCTACTTCTGAAAGCGGGATTGCGGCAGATGGCCCATGCGTGGCTTACGACAACGGACGGCTGTATCTTCCGACGTTTGCTCTGCGCCTTACCAATACATACCTAAACGTCACGTATACCGTCTAAGGATTCCCCATGTTCGCCATCATCGAACCCGTAACCGTCTTCCCGAGCACCGCGACGGTGCTCGTCCTCTCCAACCCCGTCGTGAGCCTCGGCCAGTCGGCCATGTTCACGGCGTACCTCAAAGACACGCCCGAGGGCGCGTACCTGACCCCCGGCACCGGGCTCACCATGGCCGGTGAAGCCTATGCTCAGTGGGGCACGGATGACGAGTACCCCTATCGCTGGGCCGCGCAGCAGCTCGGCCTCACCATCATCGAGATCGTGCCCGACGCGCCGCCCGCCCCGCCCGTCGTCGCGCCGCCGGCTCCCGTCGAGCCTGCGCCGGTTGACGCGCCCGCCCCTGTCGTGGCACCTTCCGATGAAGCCGCACCTGCGGTGGATGGAGGAACCAATGAAGCCTGATCAAGCATTCCAGAACATCGTCGCTGCCATCGAACTCGGCCAGTCGAAGGGCGCCTACGCGCTCTCGCAGAGCGTGGCCATCTCGCAGAGCCTCGAAGTCCTCGCGTCTCTCGTGAAGGTCGAAGTCGAGCGCCAGGCCCCTGTCGTCCAGCCCCCGGCGCAAGCCGTGGCCGAGGCGTGATGGCGTCGCCGAGCACGAAGAGCGTCGCCGAGGAAGCAGCCGAGAAGGCCGTCCGCGAGACGTTTCTTCTGCTCGGCGTCGACGTTGACGACCACGAGAGCATCGAGTCGTTCCGCGAGGACATCTCCTTCTCGCGAGGCATGCGCAAGCGCGCTGAGCAGGGAGTCGACGTGTTCTTCAAGCTGGTCTTCGCCAGCATCGCGACCGCGATCATCTCCGCTGTGTGGAAGTACCTGCACCCGGGGTCGCACTCGTGAGCGACCATATCCCCTGGTGGTCGGCGATCGTTTGGCCGTGCTTCACGGCCGTCCTGAACATCGTCCTCCGCACCCGTACGCCCGAGGAGTGGGTTGAGCGCTGCGAGCGTTCCCCACGCCTCGCGGCGTTCACCCGCCTCATGCGCTCGACGGGGCTCGACCCCGTCAAGGCGGTGCAGGCGCTCGGCGAGTTCACCGCAGGAGGCAAGCAGTGATGCGTCATGCGACAGGGTTGGCGATTCTGGTTTCTGCTGGCGCGGCTGCTGGCTGCTGTACTCCGCGCTGGCCTACGACGGCTTCTCTGCCTCCCGCGCAGAGGGCCGTCCGCTACGTCGCCCAGGCGGTCAAAGAGGCCGACCGGCGCTGCGCCGAGGACTCGGAGACGGCCGAGGAAGCGAAGGCGTGCGTGGCGGTCTACGGAGAGTTGAAGCTCACGCTGGTCAAGCTGGAGGATGCGAAATGACCGAGGAGAAGACGCTAGAGCTGCTGCTCTACGTGCTCGACTGGATCAAGCTCCGGCACGGCGACGTGTTTGGAGCGCTGCTCGACGACGTGCCCTCGGCCGCCGTCATTCTTGCCGACCGCAGCGCCGCCGAGGCGAAGGCGGCGCAACTCGCCCAGGAAGGAAAGTAGCCATGCCGCTCAGTGCCAACGTGCAGAAGAACTTCGAGAAGCTCTACAACGAGAACGCCGACCGCGAGAAGCTCGGCAAGAAGGCCCGCCCGCGCAAGCAGATCGTGGCCATCGCGCTTGAGGCTGCGCGCGAGCACGGTGCCAAGCTGCCAGGACGCAAGAAGGGTTGATGGGCGTCGAGCGTCCTTGTAAGCCGACGCCTGTGACCCCAGAGCAGGTGTTTCTATCGTTGGCGACCGCTTGGCAGATGCTTGCCGGCGAGCCGCCAAAGCGGGACGTTCTCCACATCATCCATGCTCAAAGCGCGCTGGAGACTGGGCATTGGAAGTACGTGATGAACTACAACCTCGGTGGCGCGAAGCGGCACGGCCAGTGCGACTGGACGTACTTCGTGACGACCGAGAGGTTCAAGGATGCGACGGCGGACCAGTACCTCGCCTCCTCGAAGCCTGGGGCCGAGGTGGCGGTGGTGAAGGTGGAAGCGGGGTACAAGACGCTGCGCTTCCATGGGAAGCAGCAGATGAATTGCTTCGCCTCCTGGGAAGACTTGGACTCGGCCGCGAAGGAGCACCTCGCGCTGCTCTTCAAGCGCTTTCCGAGCGCCATCGAGAAGGCGAAGGCTGGTGACGTCGACGGCTACGTCTCGGAGCTGAAGCGCAAGGGCTACTTCACGGCGAGCGAGGACGAGTACAAGCGGGCGGTCGGGAGCATCGCTCGTCGCTACACGCGCGAGCTTGCGAACGTGCAGCTCCCGACTGTCCTGGTGCTCTAGTCGTTGGCCCCGAGGAGATCGCTGACGATGGCCTCGGCGACCTCCTCGGCAGACGCCTGCCCTGTGAGGAGACGCGTGCGCATAGAGTCCATGCGCTGCTGCGCTTCGAGCACCTTGAGCTTGATGTTCGCCTGCGTGCCAGTGGCCTGCGAGAGCTTGTAGGCGGCGTCGGCAGCGCCGCGCAGGTCGCCCTGCTGCATGCTTTCGCTGATGACGTGGGCGAGGGTGGCGGCGACGAGCTGATGCGCCGCCTGCGGGCGCATGATGCTTCGGCGCATGTTCCGCATGGCCTCGCGCTCGCACTGCGAGGCTTGCGCCTTGGTGAGCTTGTAGGCGGCGGCGACCTCTTCCAGGTCGCGCTCGGAGTCCCAGTCGGATTCGAGCATACGCTTGGTGATCTGCTCGGATGCGAAGAACTCGGCCTCGTCCCGGGCAAGCGCAAACGGCGGCGGCTTCCAGCGCTGCTCGACGTCGACGGTGGCCATGACGATCGGCTGCTTGGCCTTGCGTGGCATTAGCTCTTCTTCGATGCCTGGTAGCGGGCGAGGAGCCCGCGCCCCTTGGCGGCGAGCTTGGCCATGGCCCCGGTGGAGCGAGGCACGGACTCGCCCCACGCAGCGGCCGAGAGGGCTCGGCGCGTGGGCTTGCCGTTGGGCTTCACGGCGCCGCCCTTGGGGTTCGAGAACATGCGCACGAGGAACGAACCCTTTCGGCGCATCTTCTCAGGCGTGTTCGCCGGCCCTTTGACCCCGGGCTTCAGGTGTGCACCCTCGGTGCGCGCGTAGTGGCGGCGGCCTTCGGCGGTGAGCCCGCCCTTCGGGTCCTTGTAGCGCGATACGATGCCCATGCTTGCTCCATGGAGAATAGGTGCGCCGGCCGGGCAGCCAGAAGGGGGATGGAGGGCTCAGTGCGAGAGACACCCCCGGCCGACGCACGGTCACACTACCGCATCTTCGGCGGCCGTCCACGGCGTTTCTGCGGTTGCACTGGCGCGTGCTGCTCGATCACCTTCAGGTGCTCTGGATTGGTGACGTGCAGTTCGACGGGCGCGGGCGTCATGGTCATGGTTGCGTTTGCGTCGATTCTCACGCGCTCGACAGGCTCCGGTGCCGGCGGAGCCTCCTGCACGACGTCGGCGCAGCGCACCATGCTCGTGCTGATGACCTGGCGCGTCACGCCATCCTTCCGAATGTGGAGCCAGTCGCCGATGACGATGACCTCGAAGCCCTCCTTCGGGGACAGGGACTCGCTGTACTGCGTGCTCCAGGGAGCTTTGACGGGGAAAAGCAGGAAGACGTTTACAAGTCGCATTGGCGACACCTCCGGGGGGTTGAGTAACGGAGAGCGCACTCCGTGATGGTCTGCGAGCGGTTGCACTTCCGACAGAGGACGTGCCACTTGCGGCGCCCCTCGGCGCGCTCGACGAGGGTGTAGATGCCAATCTCGGCGCCTTTGACAAACCTGGAGCCGCGGTTGCGGGGCGAGCCGCAGCCGCAGGACCGTACGCCGGCGAGCAGGATGGCGGAGCGAGTGACGGCCGTTGGCGTGCCGCACTCGCAGACTTGGCGGAAGGGAGAGAGGCTGGTGATGGTCAGCTTGCCGACCTTCTGGCCAGTCTCCCACTCGCCGCGGATGAAGCTACTTCGCACGGGCTGTCTCCATGAGATGAAGCAGGTCCTCCCAGAACATGATGGCCATGGGGCGCTCGCGGTCGTAGCGGAGCACGGCCACGGGCACGTCCTCGGGCTGGCGCGCCTCGTCGGCCTGAAGTAGCGCGGCCTTTGGACTGAGCGCCTTGCCGGTCTTCACCTCAATCCACCAGCCCGGCAGACCGACCACGTCGGGGGCGTCGGCCCCGTCTCGCGCCTGCCAGCCGCGGTGAGCGTCGACGCCGAAACGCGCGGCGATCTCCTTCGCGGTGGCGCGCTCGCCACGCTTTCCCTTCTCTCGTTCACTCCGTCCCATCGTCGTCCCACACCTTTCCTGCGAGGCCCCAGTGGTCCCGCATGTCTGTCTCAGGAGGCAGGTCCCCCTCGTCTTCGAGTCGTCCACGGGCGTCGAGATCAGGCAGCGTCTCTGCGATCGCGATGGCCTCGTCCCAAGTCTGCGCAACGGCGAGGCGGCTGACGCCTCGCTTGCGCGTGTGCGCGAGTCTCTTCGAGTGGGTGGCCCACTCGCGTTCCAGGTCGGCGAGCCAGCGTGGCCACTCTCGCTCGTCGGCGAGGAGGGCGACCACGAGGGGCGGGACCCGCTCCATGTGCTTGCGGCACCACGTCTCCAACTCGGCAGCCGTGCAGCGCGGGCGCTCGTAGGCGCGAGCCTGCCAGCGGAGCCAGAGCGCGCGGGCTTCGTTGGTGGAAATCCCAAGCAGGGCAGCGCCCTGCCTGGAATTGACCCAAGTGTGCCGGCTCAAAAGGGGAAGTCCTCGTTGGCGTCGTCGAAGTCACGGTCGACGGCGCCGTCGGCGAGGGCGGCCTCGGGCGTGTGCGCGGGGTCGCGCAGGATGGCGGCCCAGCCCTTCGCCAGGGACGCATCCCGCAAGTTGTACGTGACGTACTTGCGCTTCTCCTCGTCCGTGTCCTTGAGCGCCATGCTCGCCTTCCACTCGCAGAAGTCGGCGATGCGGTCGAGGTATTCGGGCGAGGTGAGGCTCATCGGCATGCCCGAGTAGGACTTGCCGTTCCACTTGGGCGGGTCGCGGCGGATGATGGGGTCGCCGGCCCAGTCGCCCTTGCCAGCGCCGCCGATCTTGCGGCACTCGGTGAGGGATGCGGCCCGCGCTCGCGGGATGCCGCGCCCGTCGAAGTGGGAGAGCCACTGCGCCGCCCACTTGGGGAGGTCGACGGCAGCAGCGTTCCCGCCGGTGGCGGCAGCGGCGGCCTTGGCCTGGCGCTGTACTTGGTCGAGCCGGTCCTGCATCTTCTTGAGGGCGGCTTCCAGGGTTGCGACGCGCACGTCGAGCGCGTCAATCACTTCGTGGTCCATGTCTCGTGCTCCGTAACTCGGAGCGCACCGGCTCCGAACAGTTGACGCTCTACCTCTTCCAGCTTGCTCTTGTCCTTTCCTGCGGCCTTCTTGATCGAGGCCCAGGTGGCGGTCGGCTCGATGACGTGCTCCATGCCGTGCTCGCGCAGGATGCGCGCGCCTTCGGGAGTGACGTCGACGGTGCGCCGCGTCTGCTTGCCGACGCTGTACTTGCAGCCCTCACGGGTCGCGATGGCGCCGTGCTCGCGCACGTACGTCTTCAGGTTCGACTCGATGAGGCTGATGGCCTCGGTGGCGTAGGCGATGAAGGCGTGCGCCTGGGCGGCTTCATCCGCCGTCGCCACGGCCTCTGAGAGGCGCTTGATGTCGACTTTGCCCTTCGGAGCCTCCAGGGACAGGGCGGTCGACAAAACGTCGTTCTTGGGGCAGCTAAGCGCCGCAGGGCACCACTGGCACCACGCCCCGGGGGCGGGGAGCGGATGCTCCTCGGAGCGGCGACTCATGGCGGTGAGCATGGCCTGCGAGTGCAGGTCGAGTGCCGCCATGTCGAGTTCGCGCCGCACTTCGTTGTCGTCGGCGAGGAAAGCGAGGATGACGGTGACGTGGCGTGCCCCGGTGGTGAACCGGGTCAGCCATGCGTAGGTGGCGAGTTGCTCGTCGTAGCCGTCGTGCATGCGGCCGGTCTTCCAGTCGATGACGATGGCCGACGCCTTGTCGGGGCTGACCAGGATGATGTCGGCGTGTCCGACGACCTCGTCCTCGCCGGAGATGGAGCACCACTCCAGGGTCTGCTCGACCTGGAGTTCCCAGCCGGGAGTCTGCACGCGCAGCGTGGCGAGGTAGTCGAGCCCGGCCTGCATCATGCGCTCCTCGCGGGCGTTCTGGGGCAGATCGCCTTCGACGTTGGCGCCAAGGGCCTTGGCGATGCCGTTGTGGACGCGGGTGCCGGCGAGGGCCTCCGGGCCGGACGGGGACTCGGGCCACTCGTGCGCCGAGAACCATGTGCAGTTGAGCCAGCGCTTCGTCGACGACGCGCGCAGCACGGGGAGGTGACGCACCATCAGTTCTTCTCCTTCTGAAGCTGGTCGGCAAAGTCGAGGATGTCGCGGGCGATCTTCTTGATGTCCTCGATGCCCATGACGCACGCGCAGTCAGGCACGCCGCTGTCGTCGAAGATGCTGAACGTAAATATGGAGCCATCCGCACCAGGCTCTGGCTTAAACGAGCGGGAGAAGGCGAACGACAAGAACCCCGTGGGGCGGCCGATCTTCGGGCCGCCAAGCCTCTTGGGGATTTGGAACATCTTGTATCCAGTCTCGTACGCGAACACCTCGCCTTCGAGGCCCATGTCGACGCCTTCGTGTTCGAGAACGAGCTTCCGCTGCTGCTCAAAGAACGCTTTTGAGAACTTCACTGGGCGTCTCCTTCCGTGGTGGCGATGACGGCGGCGACGGCGGAGGCCGCCGCGGCGACGGCTTCGAGTTGCTCCTTCCGCGCGCGGTAGGCGCCGCGGAGCTTCGTCTGCGTGGCCTTGGTGAACTGGCGCTTCGCCAGTTGCTCGCCGATGATGACGAGCGCTGCGAGCGACGGGCAGCCCTCGATGGCCTGCACGAACTCCTCGACGGTGGCCGGGTCGATCTCGTCGTGCACGACCTCGGCTTCGATCACCGCCGCCACGGGCGCTGGCGACTTCAGCGACGTCGCCGGCGCAGCGTCGAAGTCCTGGATCTCCTCGGGCGTGTAGACGCCGAGGACGCACGAAGGAAAGCAGGTGCGCACGCCTTCGGAGACGACGCGCGCCCAGAGCATGCGCCGGGGGTACTTGCTCCACATTTGCTTGCCGCCGAGGCCGGCCTGCTTGGCCGTCTGCATGTCCCACTTGATGCGCACGTTCGAGCCCTTCGGGTGAGCAAAGGTCGCGTCGCACGCGCTGTCGTCGTACTGGTGCCACTCGACGGTGCCGCCCGCCGACTGGAAGCGGGCGAGCATGACCTCGGCCTTCATGGCCGGGCGCCCCTCGATGATATGGTAGTCGCGCGCAGCGGCCATCGGGTGCAGGCCCTCGGACTGGGCGAGCATCATTAGGGCCATGGCCTGCTCGGGCGTCTTGGCCCCGAAGAGGCCGCTCTTGGCGACGGCGGTAGCGAGGCGCTCGACGTTGTCGAACGTCAGCGCGACGGAGTTGACGGTGGCGAGATTACTCATGATCGGTTCCCTTCTGGATGGCTTTGTTAACCCTGAGCTGCTGATCGGGGTCTGGTAGCGAGACGTGGTGCTTGAGGTACATGAGGCGCGAGTAGAACCGCGCCGGCTTGCGGATATGGTCGCGCGCAGCGACGATGGCGCCGGCCTCGACGAGTTCAGCGAGTGGGCACTTGCGGCGCTGCTGCGCCTTGCCAATGTTCTGCGCGAAGCGCTCGTAGCCCTTGGCGCGAAGGTGCTGGCGGATCTCCTCCTTCGAGAGTCCGTGCTCAGCGACGTCGAGGCGGTCGAGGATGACGCGCTTGCCTTGCTCCCACTGGGCCTTGTCCATGGCTTTTAGGGGAACGGTGGCGGGGCGGATGCGCAGCCCCTCCTTCTCGCGTTGCACGAGCACTTCGAGCAGCGCGAGGATGCGCACGGCGTAGTGCTCGACCATCATGGCGAGTTCGTTGGGGCCGCTCATCGGATCCTCATGCGGTGCCACTTGTCGAGCAGCCCGTCGGCGACGAGGCTCGCGAGGGTGTTCAGGGTGACTACGAACTCCTTCTCGCACTCGCCTTCGTTGACGCGCGCCATGGTAAGGCCTGGCTTGTCGCCGACAACGGCGTAGACGAGCGTGACCGGGTAGCAGGGCAGCACGCCCTTGCTCCCCAGAGCGGCCCCGAGGACGCTCGGGGGCGGGTAGCGGTAGAACGCTTCCCACGGGCCGCAGGCGACGGCGGCCGTGAGCGCGTCGTAGCGCCGCACCTGGGCTTCGGTGAGGGCCTCCCAGCAGCGGATGGTCACGAGCATGACCGGCTGGCCAAGCTCATTGACGACCGCGCGGACCTCGCCGTCGTTGTCGTGCTTGTCGCGCAGCACGACCGAGACGGCTCGCTCGGTGAGGTTCCAGCGCATGCCGCGGGGCTCGTGGTGGAACCAGCCGTGCTCGAAGTCCATGTGCGGCTTGCGGGATGCCCGGGCCGTAATGACGGCCTCGTAGCACGCCCGCCAGTCGAACGGCGTCTTGCGCGGGATGTCGGCGGCCCACGCCTGCTCGAAGGCGCGGCCGAGGCGGATGGCCACGTTGCCGAGGGTGTCTTTGTCGATGGTCATTCCTTCACCGGCGGCTTGAGGCACGACAGCGTGTGCACGAGCATTTGGCGCACGTTCTCCAGCGCACCGCCGATGCGGTGGCAGTGCCAGCCGTGCATGTAGCCGTTCTGCTCGTGACCGTGCAGCTCGGCCATGACAGCGCCGACCGCGTGGGCGTCGGGGCGCATGCCTTCCAGCATGCCGAGCATCATGGTGATGCTCTCTTCCATGCGTTCTCTCTTCCCCATCGTGTCTCTCTTGTCTGCCGTCGTTGGTGCGGCGTTGACAAGCTACTGTGTGAAGCTAGAATGTCAACAGCATTGAGGGTGCTTTCTGCATCGCTCAATGCGCACCCCGGGAAATCCCGGCCTAATGGAGGATGGAGAATGAAAGCAGTCGTGTTCGTGCTGCACACCTGGCCTGTCTGGCTCGGTGCGTGGGTGGGAGAGGGCCAGGGCGCTATGCTCGGGCTCGTGGCGTGGGCGATCCTGGTGACGGGAGGCCGCCAATGAGAGACATCAAAACCATGAAGGAGTTTCTTGAGGCAGCTCAGGCCGTGGTCGAAGGCCGCGGAATGGTGCACAAAGTGTGGGTAAACCCTGGCCGAGACATCCACTTCGTAGCCGAGACGTTTGGATCTTTTGGGAAAATCACCCTTCATTATGAGCGGTTCGCGAATGGCGATTTCAAGTTCCGCGCATCGGTAGACATCAAGTGGGGTTACGACGGCGGAAACACAGCCGTCCTGCGAAAGCAGGCAGGGACGCTGTGCAGCGTGGCCGACATCATCGACACATGGGAGAACTTCAATGAAACGACCGCTTAGCACCAACGACCCGTGCTCGCTGGCCGCGGCGGAGCGCATCGCTCCCCGCGTGGACAGCATCAAGACGCAGGTCTTGAGGTACGTGGAGAAGCATCCTGGGGCGACGTGCGAGCAGGCGACGCTCGACCTGAAGCTGAAGCACCAGACGGCGTCGGCGCGCTTCAACGACCTGGTGGCCGAGGGCAAGCTCGTCTTCGAGGTGCGGAAGGACGGCGGAGGCAGGCCGCTGCGGCACTACCGACTTGCCGGAGATCCCCGGCAGTTGGAGATGTTTGAATGAGAGAGCCGAGGAAGCTGAACGGGATTCCGGTGGAGTTCGTGTGCTGGACGTTCCAGTACAACAAGGACCGGATGAGTTACGACGAGCATCCGGTGCGCCACGGCAGCCGGAAGCTGTCGTTCGACGAGGCGCACCCGGAGCACTGGTGGTGCGAGCCGCTGAAGGACCGGCTGTGCCAGGAGTACACGCCGCGCCCTAATGACATGTGCCCGAACTGCAATCGGGTGCAGTACGAGTGGCAGCGGGAACACTTCCAGGCTCGGCGGCGTAATAGCGCCTCCGAGCCGGAGCCCGAGCCGGCAAGGCGTGGCAGGCGTGGCCAGGATCGCCGCGCCTAATGGGCGAACGTAATAGACCTGCCTAATAGACGATCGCGTGTGCGCGCGGGCAGGCGCGCGCCACGCACGCACGTACGCACGCACACGCGCACCCGCAGGCGCGCAGGCGCGCGGGCACGCGCGGGCGCACGCGCGCGCACCTAGCGCACGGGCATGGGCGGAGCGCTCCGCGTCGACCGTGCGAGCGCATGCCGATTGCGGCGCCGCTACGGGGGCGCCAAGGGCGTTTTGCGCGTCGGGGCATGGTCGCCTAGTCCGAGGCGCATCGGAGCGTTTACGGGGCATCGTGGAGGCAAATGCGAAAAGCCCCCGGCGGGTTGGGCCGGGGGCTCGGGTCAGAAGTAGCGCGCCCATATGAGCGCGAGGGCGAGCACTAGGAGCACGGTTCGTCTAGCTCCCAGTGGACGAGCCTCCCCCAGTGCCGCGGACACATGAGCGGGACGCGGGCGGGCGAAAGCGCGTATACGTGACCTTGCCAGTAACCGTGTGGTCCGTCGAAATGGCAGAGGTAGCGGCGGAACATTAGTACCCCATCCATTCCGCGTATACGTCACGGTAACGCCTGGACGCTTCCTCCCAATCTCCCAGGGATGGGGACCATACGTAGCGCCGTTCGCTGCTCCCGGGTCCGTCGCAGTCTCGCCACGCTTCGCGGACGGTAGCGGTAGCGGCGTCGTCGTCCGCGTCCCATTCGACGGCGACGTGGCACACGGAAAAGCCTTCGCCGTCCGCGTCATCGCTTTCGTCGATGTAGAGTGCCGCGCCGCGCGGGATGGTCCACACGGCTACTTCCGGTTCCGCGTCCGGGTAGCGTTTCGACACTTCCCAGACGAGCGCTACCGGTCCGCGCGTTTCCACGGCCGTTCGACGCGGATCGATATGTGCGCCGTCAAAGTGCTTTGACCATGTAGGAAGGTTCATTCCGCAGCCTCCGCAACGATGCTAGCGGCCGGTGCGCCGGCGCGATCGCGGAGCCATTGACGGATCGCGTCCGGTTCCTCGACCTTCTCGAATCCGCGCATCGGCATGATGATCGAAAGCGTGCGAAAGCCGTCCGGAGACTCGGAAACCATCATAGCAGGCGAAAGCCTATCCTTCGCGGGCAGAAAGCCGACGGCGCCGGTTCGCTCACTGGTCAGAGCAAGGTGCGTTTCCGCGTGCTCGGCGATGTAACGCGCGTTAAAGGTCTGGAACGATCCGCTTTCATCGGTCGCCGGCGGAATGACTTTGGCGACCGGCGGAAACGCGCGGTCAGTGGCGCGCGGTTCCACGCGGAGGACGCTACCGGCGCCGTCACTGAACGCGAGCACGTTACCATCTTCCCGGATACAGTACCCGTCTTTGGCCTTGGCGAGCTTGGCGCCTTTTGCGATTGCCTTGCCGTCATAAAGAGCCTCGAAGGGCTCACCGTCACACTTGGACGATGCCGCGATCATGGTGTGACCATCGGTCGCGATCGAGAGGAAGGCGCCGGCGGACCATGAGAGGCGCACGCTTGCAAGATGGGGACGCGAAGCGTCTTTGGAACAGTGACGGGAGGCGGCGGCGAGGATGCGAGAGAGATGGTTCATCGTGCTTTTCCTATGTTTCCCGGCACCATGCCGGGGTCGGGCAGAGTCGCCCGCGGCAACGTGCGATCGATGAATCGCACGCTAGGCGGACGGTCCTACCCCTCGGATCGATAGTGCGAGCACTCGTCGTATGCCGCGGCGCGGTGGCGCGCCAAATGGGCGAGGATTCGCCGGCGAGTATGCGAATCAAGGGACGCCAAAGTCTCGTCCGCGGGAAACCTTGTCCGTTCGTAGCTTTGCCGGTATACGTTCCAAATCGTAACGGTACCGTCCCGGTGGAGAATCAATCCGTTCCGTCTCAGTCTATCGTTTGCACTCATTGTCCCCTCTCAGAATTGCTGAATCACGACACCTTCAGACGTTTCGAGCACCGTGGTACGGTCGCGGAGCCATTCGAGCGACACGCGTTCGATTTCGTCGTCGTCGTCGCCTGCGTCATGGTCCAGCCCGTAGTCCGCCGCGGCTTCGCGCGCGGACGAGTACTCCGCCCATTCGCAGCACAGCGCGATCACGTCGAGTGAGTACGGCTCTCCGGTGTCGTCGGAAAGCTCGTCCAGGTACTCAAACAACGCGTCAAGCGCGGCCGGGCTGAATTGGTCCGCGCGGCCGAAAGCGCGGAAGGCTTCGCGGAAATCGTAGCGGTCAACATTCATGGTGATCATGGGGTCAGGTCCTCCCGGGTGATGGATTCGAGGGCACGGAGAGCGTCGACGGGCGGACGGCCAGCTAGCCAAATCTCGGAAAAGAACGACTCACGCTCTTCTTCGCTAAGCAAGTAGAGGTTAGCGAGTGCGGATTCACTGGCGAGAACGAGGCGTTCGGCCCTTCGCAGGAATTCCGCGAAAAGCGCATCGTCCGTACTCACGCCGAGAAGGCTTCGGCCAGTGCGCGTGGGGCTGGTACGGCACAGGAAGCAAAATCCCATGCCGTAGCGGTCGACCCTAAGCGCCTGGGGACGGCTAGCGCGTCCGCATCGGTCGCAGTGACAGATTTTCATGGGGAGCCTTTCAGAGCGCGCAGAGCGCGATACAGGCGACGGTGAGGAACGCAAGCGCGAGGCACGCGGCGAGGGGTGCCAGGACTTCGTCGAGGACCGCGACGAGACGCGCCCGGCGCACGAGGCGCGCGGGAACGTGCGACGGTTGCCGCGGCCCGCGCGGTTGGTAGGTGCCGGCGTCGAGGCGCGCGGCAACGGACGAGAGGATCAGGCGCTCGGGGGTCATCGCGCACCCCGCGCGGCGACAAGGGCGGCGACGTATTCCCGCCATGCGGACCGCGTAGCGGTGTCGTCGGGATCGGTGCCGTCGAGGCACACGTCGACCAGCGTCGCCGCGTCATGGTCCGCGAGCCATGCGAAGTCACTTGCGACGTCGGCATCGGTGAGGCCGACGGATTCGAGCGCTTCGACCGCTTGATCGGGGAGCCCGTAGGCGTCGATACAGGCGCGAGAAATCGATCGGCTCATCGCGCCGCCCCTTCGGCGATGGCGCGGACCTCTTCGCGATCGAGCCAGTAGCAGTCCAGGTCGGGGCGGTCGGCCCCGTGCGGCGAGATCTTGAATTCGTCATCCATGCGGCAGACAGACGTGCCGTCGGCCAGCGTCATGTCGTACCAGTCGCGGAGCTTGAGGGCCTTCTTTGCTTCGTTCGGGGTCATGGTCAGTGCTCCGAGGGAAGCACCGGAGCCCCGTAGGGCCCCGGCGCGGTAGGGGTCAGCGGGAAGCGGCCGCGAAGAGCGCGCGCTCTTCGTCGTGGGTGAGCGCGAACGAATCGGCATCCCATTGCGCGTGGCATGCGGTGCACACGTAGGCGCGCGCGTCGCCGTGGTGGCCGTTGTCGTGGTGACGGTCGCGCTCCCCGCATTCGGGGCACTCCCGGCCGTTGTAGGCGGCGTTCTTGGCGAGGATACGAGCGGTCGTTTTCATGGTGGCTCCGTTGTTTCCCAGCAAATCGCTGGGGTAACGTCGTTCTATCACGCATAGAAGAACGGTCAAGAGAAAAGATAGAGGTGTAGGCACAAAGTGACGTGGTCAAGAAAATACCAGATTGACAGCGATCGCGGGACCGACAACAAAGGAGCAAGCCGCTAGGCGCGCGACGACAGAGCGCAGGTGAGCAAGCGTAGCGCGACGAACCGAAGCGGCTCCCTTGCTGAGTGTAGGGCTTCCCCGCCCGCCCTAAGCGGGGCGGGGGAAGCCTAGAGCGAGCCTAGGCGAGCGTGGGTCAGAGCGTGTCAGAGTGCGCCACGATGACACGCGGGCAAGGTCCGTGCGGCGTGTGAGGTAGGAGAGGGGAGGGTACCCCACAAGCGCGCTTAATGAGCGCGCTGAGGTAGCAGGAACGCTACCGGTTGTCGGAGCAACGTTCCGATGCTGCGTCGACAACGGAAGACGGAGCATCGGAACACGCTCAAAGACCTCCGTGCTCGCCCTCAGCTAGGTAGGCTCCGACGGTGCCGGCGCCGGTAGGGAGCGGGGGTAGGC